ATTCTGGCAACCAAGTGCTAATGGAAATAGAACAGTTACACTAACTAATTTTACAGCAAATAGAGGTGTTAGGATTTTTATTACTCCACATCGTGCTCAAGATACATTTACATTTACTGGAGTAACTGCAAGTCAATGTAGTAATGGTAGTAATGTTTATCAACTTGGAGGTGGTGGTGCTGCTCAGGCAAGTATGATGATAGAACTATTCTCAACTTCAACTGCTGTTGGTGGTGTTTGGATATTTGCACACGGTGGGGTTTAATTAAAAATTATGCCAATCGAAGATATTCAACTAAAGCAATCGGACGCTTATCTCTCTAATCCAAATCTAAAGAGAGCAAACACAAATATTCAATGGACTGAAGAGCAGATCATTGAATTCTTGAAATGTAAAGATGATCCAGTATATTTCGCAAAGAATTATATTAAGATCGTTTCTCTGGATGATGGTCTAGTTCCTTTTAGAATGTATCCATTTCAAGAGAAACTTGTTCAAAGATTTCATGAGAACCGATTTAATATTTGTAAGATGCCACGCCAAACCGGCAAATCTTTAGCATTAGACACTCCAATTCCAACTCCAAATAGTTGGACAACAATGGGGGATTTAAAAGTTGGGGATGTTATTCTTTCCCCCTCTGGCGATAGTGTTTCGGTTACTATGAAAACTGAAATAATGTATAATCATAATTGCTATAAATTATATTTTGATAATGGTGAGGAAATAGTTGCAGATGCGGGTCATTTATGGGAGGTTGATAGTTCATATTGGAGAACTGGTAAAAAAGTATTAACATCTCAAGAAATATATGATAAGTACGAAACAAAAACTAAAAATAAAAGAGGAAGTGGCGTTCAAGGGTCATTATATATTGAAAAATCCAAACCAATCAATTTTATTAAAAACTCATTAGATATTGATCCATATCTTCTTGGAATTTGGTTGGGAGATGGATATTCTTCAGATGGAAGAATTGTAGCACATAAAGATGATTATGAGTTCTATAAGACTATATTGGATATAGAACATGAAAGGGAAGATGGTAATTGTATGAGATTTAAAGTTAGAGATTTTAAATTAAAATTAAAATCTCACAATTTATTAAAAAACAAACATATTCCACAAAATTATTTAAGATCTTCCTATGAAGATAGGTTAGAATTACTTCGCGGATTAATGGATACTGATGGATCTGTTACAAAAAATACTAGATCTTTTGAATTTTATCAAAAAAATTATGATTTTATATTACAAGTTGTGGAATTGCTCTCTACCCTTGGCATTAAATCTAATATTAGAAGAAAAAAAATAAAAGACATTTACTATCACACAGTATCATTTACTACCAAAGAAAGAATATTCAATCTTTCAAGAAAATTGAATAATATTGATGTGCTAAGACCAACAAGAATTCAAGAAAATCGACATTATATTCATAAGATAGAAAAAGTTGATAGTGTTCCAGTTGCTTGTATTCAAGTAGATAGTGAAGATCATCTATTCTTATGTGGTAAGACTTTTATACCAACTCACAATTCAACAACTTGCGTATCTTATCTTCTACATTATGCAGTATTCAATGATAACGTAAATATTGCCATTCTTGCAAACAAAGCATCAACAGCAAAAGATCTATTAGGTAGATTGCAACTCGCATATGAAAATCTTCCAAAGTGGATGCAACAAGGTATCTTATCTTGGAACAAGCAATCATTAGAACTAGAAAATGGTTCTAAAATTATTGCCGCCTCCACTTCTGCATCTGCTGTTCGTGGTGGATCTTACAATATTATATTCCTGGACGAATTTGCATTCATTCCAAATAATATTGCAGATCAGTTCTTTGCATCCGTTTATCCAACAATTTCTTCTGGTAAATCCACAAAGGTAATTATTGTATCCACACCTCACGGTATGAATCACTTCTACCGTATGTGGCATGACGCTGAGAAGGGCAAAAATGAATATGTGCCTACAGATGTTCATTGGTCAGAAGTGCCCGGTAGAGACGCCAAATGGAAGGCATCCACGATTGCTAACACTAGCGAACAGCAGTTCAAAGTTGAGTTTGAATGTTTATCTGGGGAAACTAAAATAGAAATACTCGATAATAATGGCAATTCTCAAAATATTACTATGGAAGAACTCTATCGAAGAATGTGAGTTTTTTGGATTATAAATAATAATAAAAATGTATTATATCTACTTACTTAAAGATTTGGATGATAATATTAAATATGTTGGTCAGACTAAGGACCCGAGAACTAGAAAGAGAGACCACAAAAATAGCAAACCTAAACATATTTTTAAGATTGTAGAAGAAACAAATATTGCCGAAGATGCAAAAAATTTGGAAATTAATTATATAAAACAATTTGATACCTATAAAAATGGATGGAATAAATCTCCAGGAGGAGAAGGTTTTGATAATTACGATAGAACCGGAATAGGTGGTGTAGATAAAGGGAATATCCCTTGGAATAAAGGTATGAAAAATTGCTTCTCAGAAGAAACAATCTCAAAAATGAAGCAAGTTAGGAAGGGTAGAGTTTTTAGTAGAAAACTTACCGATGACCAAATAAAGGAAATACGCATTTTATTTGATATAAAACCAGATTTACCATTGGTGGGATTGATTATGAAAAATGGAAAGAAAATGTCATATGTTCAAGCATTTTGTAAAGAATATGCTGATAAATACAATTTAACATCACAAGGACTTAAAAGAATAGTTTTGGGGGAGTGTTGGAAAAATGTTTAAACTTAATAAAGACATATTAGTAAAAACTCCTACAGGATTTAAATCTTTCTCAGGTATTCAGAAAGTTTATAAACCTTTCTATCATTGGATAATTTTTGAGGATGGTACTGAAATAAAATGTTCAGAAAATCACTCATTTGGATCAGAAAAAATTAAAGCATCTACAATCAAAGTAGATAACATCATACAAGGAAAAAAAATTGTATATAATGAAATAGTAGAAGAAGGAATATATCTTTACGATTTATTAGATGTTGGTGAAGATAACTTATACTATTCAAATAATATAGTATCACATAACTGTGAATTCTTAGGATCTGTTGATACTCTGATCAATCCCACAAAATTAAGAACCTTAATTTATGAAGATCCATCAAAGAGAAGTAAAGGACTTGATGTTTATGAAGATCCAAAAGAAGAACATAATTATCTAATTACTGTTGATGTGGCAAGAGGAGTTGGAAGTGACTATTCGGCATTTATAGTCTTTGATATTACCAATTTTCCATATAAAACAGTAGCAAAATATAAAAATAATGAAATAAAACCAATGATGTTTCCTGCCATTATTCATGAAGTAGCAAAGGCATATGATGATGCATGGTTATTGGTAGAAGTAAATGATATTGGAGATCAGGTAGCAAATATTCTTCACTTCGATCTTGAATATGATAATGTTTTGATGTGTGCAATGAGAGGACGTGCAGGACAGATTGTTGGATCAGGATTTAGTGGAAAAAAATCACAACTTGGTGTTCGCATGACATCCGCAGTTAAAAAATTGGGATGTTCAAATTTAAGAACATTAATTGAGGATGATAAACTTACAATTAATGATTATGACATGATCTCCGAACTTACAACTTTCATTCAAAAAGGTAGATCGTTTGAGGCAGAAGAGGGTTGTAATGATGATCTTGCAATGTGTCTCGTTATATTCTCATGGTTAGTAGCACAAGACTATTTTAAAGAAATGACGAATAATGATGTTCGTAAAAGAATTTATGAGGAACACAAGAATCAAATTGAACAAGATATGGCACCTTTTGGATTTATTTTGGATGGACTGGATGATATTGATGCTTTCATAGAACCAGAAACTGGGGATAGATGGATGTTTGCTACGGCACAAAATGAAAATCAACCACTAGAAGTCTGGAATGTTGATGAGTATGGTGATCGTTCTCATATGTGGGACTATCGCTAAAGAGGCGAAAATTATAAATACTTTTAGAATAATTCTGGACCTGACGGGGAATACAAATGGCGCTAAATTTAGCATCTCCTGGAATTGTAGTAAGAGAAGTTGATTTAACAGTTGGTAGAGTCGCACCAACTTCTAATAAAATTGGTGCAATTGTTGCTCCCTTCGCAAAGGGGCCTGTAGATGCACCAACTTTAGTAGAAACGGAACAAGATCTACTAAGCAATTTTGGTGAGCCATATGCAATTGATAAGCACTATGAGCATTGGTTAACTGCATCATCTTATCTTGCTTATGGTGGATCATTGAGAGTCATAAGATCTGATGATTCTGATTTGAAGAATGGATTTGTTGGTACTGCATCTAGTGTTAAAGTTAAAAGTTTAGATCATTATATTGAATTGGGATTTAGTGAAAATCCAATTAGTGGTGTGACTGTTTTAGCAAGAAATCCAGGATCTTGGTCAAATGGGATTCGTGTTGGACTAATTGATGCAAAGGCTGATCAAATTCTTGGAGTCAGTACAACAAATGTTATTGTTGGGCACGGAGTTACTCAATCAGTAGTAGGAAAAGTTAAGGCAGGTGCTGGGGGAACATCGGTTCTTGACGGTGTACTTAAGGGCATTGTTACTGAAATTGGTGCTGGAAACCTTTCAGTAAAGGTTTTGAGTCATGTTTCTGCTGCAGGAACTGAAACAGTCGTTGATTATCAACCTGCTGGAGTTTATTCATTTTCTGCCACAACACAATTAGGAATTACAACTGCTAATGGCACATCAGTAGTTACACCTACTCCAACTTCACAAATAGATTGGTTTGATCAACAAAATCTCACCATTACTACAGCACCTGTTGGATCTGCAACCACTGAGATAACAATTCCTTGGAATACCGTTGCTGATCGCCCATTTACTTCAGATTATGCAAATACAAGAGGAGCAAGATTTGATGAATTCCATATTGTAGTTATTGATGCATCCGGATCAATAACTGGAAATGCTGGAACAATTCTTGAAAAGCACTTGAATATTTCCAAAGCATCCGATGCTCAATATTCTGTTGGAAGTCCGGCATATTGGAGAAAGTATCTGGAAAATAATTCCACATTCATTTTCGGTGGTTCTGCTCCTGCAGGAATTACTTCAACTGGATTTAGTTCTGGATTTGTTCCCCAAACAGATTTTTCCTGGGATCAGGAAGCAGATAGTGCAATTTTTGGTGCAATTGGGCCTAAGAATTTTGTTCTTAGTGGGGGTAAAAATTACGATGGTTCTACTACAATAACCGCAAGTGGGGCATTGACTTCAAAGATATCAGATATTTCTTCTGGATATGATTTATTTGAAAATACTGATAACTATAAAGTTGATTTCCTTTTAATGGGATCAGCAAATTATACAATGGAAAATGCTCAGGCACTTGCAGAGAAACTAATTTCTGTTGCGGAACTGAGAAAAGATACACTTGCATTCATTTCACCATATAGAGGATCTGCTCTTACGGATACTTCAGATCAAACTGCAGTAACAGTCAGATCTGCATCTGATATTACCGATAAAGTACTTCAATTCTATTCACCAATTACATCTTCAACTTATGCAGTTTTTGATAGTGGATATAAGTACATGTACGATAGATTCTCTGATACTTTCAGATATGTACCTTTAAATGGTGACATTGCTGGAACTTGTGCTCGTAATGATATTAATAATTTCCCATGGTATTCTCCAGCAGGAACTTCAAGAGGTGCTATCTTAAATGCAGTAAAACTTGCATATAATCCTTCCAAGTCTCAGAGAGATCGTCTTTATTCAAATAGAATTAATCCTATCATCTTCTCACCTGGTGCAGGAATTGTTCTCTTTGGAGATAAGACTGGATATGGTAAGGCATCAGCATTTGATAGAATCAACGTTCGCAGACTCTTTGTTTACTTAGAAACTGCAATCGCCGCAGCTGCTAAGGATCAACTATTTGAATTCAACGATGAGATCACAAGAACAAATTTTGTAAATATTGTTGAACCTTTCTTACGTGATGTTCAGGCAAAGAGAGGAGTCTATGATTATGTAGTTGTTTGTGATGAAACAAACAACACAGCGGCCGTCATCGACTCAAATGAATTCGTCGCTGATATCTACATTAAACCAGCAAGATCAATTAACTTCATTGGTCTTACTTTTGTTGCCACCAGAACTGGTGTTTCGTTTGATGAAGTAATCGGTCAATTC